CAGCACCTGGAACATTGCCAGCGCCAGCACTCTGTGCCGCACTAATCATATTCTCTTTGATCTCATCCTTGATCTGCTTCATATCTTCTTTAGAGTACTTGGGCTTGCTTTTGCTTGTAGCATTACCGTTGCCGTCTTCGTCTACATCACCATCTGAACTGCCTTCGTCACCTTCATCCATGTCAAGGTGTTCGTCTAACATTTCGCCAAGTTGTTTTAAGTATTCTTCACCGTTCTTTTTAGCCTCTTCAAATACGTCATCGTATACTTCTTCTGAAGTCCAACCTTCGTACTTAAAGTCTTGGTAGCAACTAACAATGCTCGGAATTGCACCAATACGATCACGCACAAGTGTATTGTTTACAATATAGTCTGCGCTGATGTTGTAGATCATAGGATTGCGATCTTCTCGACGTCCCAAGTGATCAAACACCATGTGTAGGATTTCGTGTGCAACAACGAACTCAATTTCTTTATTGTTCATTGCATTAAAGAATTGTGTGTTGTAGTATAGGTTGCGACCATCTACAGCCGCAGTAGGAAGCCAGTCATCGGCAGCAATAATTTTTAAACGTGTTGCCATATTGCCAAAGAAAGGATGACGCAGTAGCAAACCAATACGTGCAGTAATAATACGATCCATAACTTCTACACGCATTGTTTCTAATGCTTCGGGTGTAATGTCAGGATCTGGAGTAAAGTTTTTTAGTTTACTTGCTGTATCTTTAGTGCTCATATCATTGCCCTTTATCTAACTTATACATATATTATAGCATCAGTAGTGTATATGTCAACCATTATTTAAATCAAAAGGAAAGAACAAGCTCAAAAGAACTCGTTCTTTCTGTTCTTTAGGCAGCGTTTGCAGCCTTAATATATTTGCCATAACGGTCGTGGAACTCATCAAAGCACTCTACTTCGTCTGGGTCAATTGGCAAGCCGTATTGTGTTAGTGCAAGCTTAATGCCCATAACAACAAGCTCAGTGTCAAAGTTATCCATTGAAAAGCGCAAGAAGTTGTTCACTTTGTCATCAAACTTCTTATCACCTGCGTCACAGGACTCTTTAAGTTCGTAGCACAAAGACACTGTCAAAGAGTACATAGCACTAATTTCTTTAGTTTTCAACTCTTTTACTTTGCCTGTTAATATGTCAGTAGGATTAGGCATGTTAGCAGCTACCTTGCGGTGAGCCATAAACTTGACAGCCAAGCCTTCACCTACTGCACCTGCTACAAGATCTGTAGTGGTGTTTTCGTCCAACTCGTCTTCCAACAACTCACTTACAAATGACCACGAACGAGGTGTTGCAAACGAACGTGATGAGCTCCTAGGGTCAAAGTCATACAAGTCTTTCTTAGCAAAAGTCAAGTAGCCTACAACATCTGTGTGCTCATTGTTAGCAACTGCCCAGTTGAACCAATCATCAAAGTTAACAGCAAGTTCCAAGTGAATAAAGCGGTTAGCCAACGGAGCAGGCATACGATATGTAACACCTTTGTCTGCTTCACGGTTGCCTGCCGCAACAACTGAAACATTGTCTGGCAACTTGTAAGTACCTACACGACGGTTAAGAATAAGCTGATATGCTGCTGCCTGTACACTTGGCGCTGCTGAGTTCATCTCATCCAAAAACAGTGTGATATGGTCATACTGTGCTGCAAACTCTTCTGAAGGAAGTTCGTTAGGCGCACCCCATACCATTGTACCTGAGTTGCTGTCAAAGTACGGAATACCTTTGATGTCTGTAGGCTCCCAAAGACTCAAACGAATGTCAATGAGATGTGAGTTTGAAAATGTGTCGTTAACTTGACGTACAATATCACTCTTACCAATACCTGGAGGACCCCATAAGAAGATAGGACGTTGCTTTTTAAGCGCATGTTTGATGCTGTTTTTTGCGCCGTTTGGGCTAACTGTGCGTGTTGAAGTATCCATTGTGTATTCCCTCTTTGTTTACATCAGCGTGTTTATTTAAACTATACATATATAATAACATATCTACAGGATTTGTCAACTGTTTTCTAAAAAAAGAACTTGTTAATTATCAATAACTTAGGATTTTTTTTGTCTATTAACCGCTTTGGTTAGACCATATTTGCGTAAATCGCCACTGAAAAGAGTAAGCTCAACTGCTTTCTTTTCGTTCGTTACTACAATACTTCTATTTGTAAGATAGTAAGGACAGTCAATAAACTTGTCAAGATGTATGATCACTTGAGTAGATAATGGTACATCTCTTGGATATGGTATGTCATATGTTGTCAAGTTTATTTCTGTTAATATATCAAAACCAGCTTCTGTAAGACGCAGACCACCTTCGTCCTTTTCTCTATTGTTCTTCCACCATAGAGGCATGTACTCTTTTACTGAAGCTGGATTTGTACTTTTTCCAAGCTCTTTCAAAAAGAGTCTGGTATATGTTTCTTTCCAGTTCATTCTTCTGTAACTAACTCGCCAGTGGTAAGTTTATAAACTGCAAAATCTTCGCATTTAAACATTTCGTTTAGTTTTTTAGCAAGATTGTGTGCATGACCTGGATTACTAAAGCTTGTTTTCTTATACTTTGGACCTGGATAGTTAGTTAACGCATTTGCACTCTTAAGGTTAAATGCCGCTTCTTTATAGAATACAGCCCAGATAGCTTCTGCTTCTAAAACTTGCTCACTTTTGTACGTTTTATTATTAATGTTCTCTAATAGTACATTAGGCTTTGGTCTGCTCATATGCATAATCCTTTTAATTAACTACGCATATATTTATCTCTTTTAAAAGTTATCTACGTATATTAAAACTTAGATCCACCATCTAAATTAATTTCAATAGTTTCGTCGCCATTGCCTTTAGATTCTGCAACAAGCTTTTCTAAGTCTCCGTGTAGTCTGCTCATAACAGCACCTAATGTAAATGCTAATGTTTTAGCAGTAGCGATATCAAGTTTAACTTCTCTTGCACGACTTTGTTCAGCAGCCTTTACAGCATTTAAAAACTGCTGTAGCGGAATAGTGTTTAATGGTTCAAGATTTTGCACGGCGTAGTTCCTCACGCATTTCTATTTCTGTCTTAAACGGCCCTTTACTTTCGTAACGATCCAATGTGATTAGCTTAGGACAAAAACTTTTAGTCCATGATTTTTCAAATCGGATAATGTAGTATCCTGCACAATAAACACTTTTACTTTTGTCACTTTTAGTAAAAAGTGGAAGTTTACGTTTTATGTCATACATGGTATTATATGGCTTAACACTAGTTGGCAGACCGTGTACAACGAATTTTTCTTTAGAAATTTCTGCTACAGTATCTGCATCGCTCCATACAATATCTGTACCAAATCGTTTTTTCATTTGTCGTTTATTATCAAAGAAACATGTTTCAATATGATTAGAAAACATATATCTATCATCGTTCCATGATAATGTTCCGATACGTTTTTCGTCTTGTTCTACAATCCAAAACTTATCTTTTAATACTGGTTTCGCTTTTAGTGTCATTTAGGGTACCTCGCTTGTAATGCTTGTGCATATTGTTGTGCCTGATCTGCAATACGTTGCATATCCCACTTAGCACAGAACTTCATAAGACGCATGCCAACTTGTGTAACGTTTTTAGGTTCAACTTCTGCAATAGTGTTGTCAATTATCTCTCTAATGTCTTCAGGTTGTGCAGTTAGATCACATAGCACGACATTACGATTGTAATCATCTAACACACGATGCTCATCGCCGTTGTGATCAGTCCAACGTTGTAGCATCATGTTATTCCAGTTAAATCCTTTAGTGCCTTTGTCTTCGTATGCTTCGATCAATCCGACTTTGTTCTTAGTACCTTTCTTGCGCACACCTGGATAAGCACTGAACACGTTATCACTTGTGTCGCCACGCATACACTTTTCAAACAACATAAAGTCGGGCTCAGGTGCAGGCTTTGCTTCTTTAGTTTTCTTGTCGATTACAGGCTTGCCTTTGTCGTCAAAGTAGCCTTCGTGTGTAATTGTAACATTACTTACTCCGTTATACTGACGTACATTAGGAGCAATAAGTTGTGCAAAGTCACCATCTGTAGAGATAATAACATGATTGTCATTGGGGTGTGATTGTACCCAACCTGCAATAAGATCATCTGCTTCGAGTTGCGGATGCCGCATAACAGTACAGTTAGTTTTCTCACTTACAAAGTCTTTGAACTCATCAAACAACTCCCAAAACACAGTGTCTTCTTCTTGTTGTTGCGGAGTAAGTGCATCGCGAGCTACTTGTCTGTTGCGCTTATAGGGTTCATAATAGTCTTTACGCCAGCTACGACCTTCTAAACAGAATACAACATGATCTGCATTAAAGTCAGTCCAAGCCTTTTTAACACTGTTAAGTGTAATATGAATTGCCATACCTGCTTTTGTATCAATGTCGCCACGTACAACGTGTCGAGCTCTAAAGAACGTGTTAGCAGTGTCTACTAGTACATAAGTTGCCATTGTATTGCCTTATATTGTTTTATTTTAAATATAGTATAACATCCTTGTGTACAGTTGTCAACTAACTTCTGACTTGCCTTTAGAGATAGGAACTACGTTAATATAGCCCGCGCCACGATTAGTATCTTGTCCTTCTTCGTCGAGCATATTATATACAATGTCACGGAACCAGCGATCTACAATTTCTTCTTCTGGATCGTTAGCTACACCGTAGCCTTCTTGGACTAATTGTGCGATAAAGAACTCGTTCCAGTCCAGCTCAAAGAAGCCATTACGCACATTCTCTTCATTAACTTTAACATCAATTACATTTACCCACGGTTCTTTTTTGCGTGTGTGATATTCTTTAGGATCACGCTGTTTTAGAATCTCTAGTTCTTTTTGTTCAACTTCTGCCTTTTCAGCAGCAAGTGCTTGTTCTTTAGCAGTAATACCTGTTATATCTTTCAAGAACTTTTTCATATTTGTTTCCTTATAGTTTCGTACTGTTCTTCAGTAATGACTTTATTGCGCAATATTTTTAACGCCTCGTCATCAAGTCCCCCAGGCATTTCCGAATAAGCTAATGTGGAGTCGGGGAGTGAATCGCCATCCTTTTTCCATACAGATGTTAGCAACTTCTTGTACATTGAGGTTATACTCTTCCGAACGTCCGCCCATCGGCATAAGGTACACAGGGCAGTCCACACCCGCATCGCGATAGGCTTGCACAGCTCTACCAGCTTCATCAATATCTGCACGATCAGCAACAACAAATTTAAAATAAGTATCACTACCGTCCACATCAAAATATTGGCGAGCAATATCGGGCCTAATAGCGTCCTCCCAAGATTCTCCACTAACGGATAGCTTAGGTGAGCAACTGAAGGTAAAAGTAAGTCTTGTGTGGCCATTGATGTACTTGTAGAAATCTTCGTGTAAGCGTTGCGTAGTGTTTGTTTCAATTGTGACATTTTTTAAATCCTTCATACGTGGGTGCTCGAACAAGTCAACATACAGTCGTTGCCACGCCAACAACGGTTCTCCGCCTGTTAAAATCAAGTGGATGTCTTGTCCGTTATCCATAGTCCATTTACCTTCTGGCAGCAAACTAAGCAAGTGATCAACCACTTCGTCTACTTCTGCTAACTTGTTGAAGTCTTTAAACTCTGGATAAATGCTTGCATATGTATCACAGCCTGTGTGAATAATAGGCAAGTCTTCGAATGTTTTGGTCTTAGCAATAATGCCGTCGTCCAGCAATGCTTTTACTTCTTCATTATATCGTTGTCCGTTTGCATGTTTCTCTGCACGACTAGGTTCGCCTTTGCCCAGTCCAAAGTTCATGCAACGAAAGTTACAACCAAATGTACGTAGGAATACACTGGGTACTCCTACAAACTTACCTTCACCTTGTACGCTGTAAAATGCTTCTGAATACCTTAGTTTCATAGCGGTAGCCTTCCTGTATAAAGTTCAATTCCTAGACTAATCATGCCCAATACAAATACCACCACAATAAAAACTTGTGCCATACGCACTGCAATATAATCACCCATTAGCAACTAAACTCCTGTTGTAGTTTAATGTTGTCAAAGAACTCTTTTTTTGTGCCTGCATCTTCTTTAAACGCACCTTTGAGTACAGTTGTTTGTGTAAGACTGCTGTGTGCCATAATGCCACGATTTTCACAACAGCCATGTGTAGCTTGAATGTAAACACCCAAGTGTTCTGCACCTGTTGAATAAGCAATCTCGCGAGCAATATCATTTGCAAGTTCTTCTTGCAGTGTACCACGTCGAGCGCACCACTGTGCAATACGTGTGTACTTGCTAAGTCCAATAAGTTTGTCTGCTGCAATAATACCAATGTACGCTACGCCGCTTACTGGCTGGTGGTGATGACTACACATACTTTTAAGTTCTGAGCGTACCACAAGCATACCTTCATAGCGATCTTCTGAATCATTAGGAAATGCAGTTGCATCTGGACGATAGTCGTAACGTCCTGCCATAATTTCATTAAAGTACATTTTGGCCAGTCGACGTGCTGTGCCTTGGCTATTAGGATCAGTATGTCGATCAATAATCAGTGTGTCTAGTACAGTTTCAAAAGCTTCTGTAGCTTCGTCAATCAGTTGTTCTTTGTCGCCGTCTTGTAGCAAGCGAGCAATGTTATCGCCTGCCCAGTAACGCTTGTCTGCGTTCTTACAGCGTTCGATAATTTCTTCGTGTTTTTTCATTTGTTTCTCCGAGTTATTGACGAGGATGTCATAAAATATGGTACACTCATATTATAAGTATACCATATATTTAGGCTTTTGTCAAGTATATTATACAAAAAACTTTTCAAGCATTTCGATACGATCATTAGCAGTTGCCATTGTGTCAAGTTCTGTTTGAATAGCTTCTACAATATCTGAGTGTTCGCCGATACCAACACTTTGATTCATATATACCATAATGTTAGTCTTTGCTCTTTCGAGCTCTCCTTCAGCATGCATACGTGCTGCTTTTACTAATTGTTCTTTCAAATCCATATTCCTTTCCTATGTTATGATTTGTTATTGTCCGACGTTTTCCCAAGGATAAACTAGCCAAACATCTTCTTCTGCTTTGTTAATTTCGTGTACAGTATAGTCTACTGTTCCGTCAAAGTCACTTGCTAAATTATCTGTTAATGTTGCGAAGCGAACATTACTATGCCAAATTTTCTCCCACTTAGGATCATTAGGCAAACAACTACTCTGCCAATCCTGTTTGATCCAGTTGAACGTGGCACCGGTATCGTTGATATCATCTACAATCAAAATCTTTTTTTCTAATGGGCCGCCAGTAACTTTTAATGCATCTTCTGCTACATAGCCAACTGCATCTTCGCTCATCCAAAGATTACTTTCAGGACCCTGTTCGTCATCACGCAAACTAACCTTCAGTGCTTCACAACGGATGTCCAGCATGTTGCTAAGGATAGTGGCAGGAATGTTGCCACCACGTGTAATGCCTACAATGTAGTCAGGACGCCACGCATCTTTGTACATCTGTAGTGCAATGTTAGTACAAGCGTTCTCAACGTCTTGCCAGCTGTAGTAATGTTTTTTAATCATTTGCCCGCCTTTGCATCTTTTTCTGCTTTAGTTAATTTATTGTTCCATTGATTGTTACTAATGCCAAGTTCACTGGGCATAGCTTTAGTTTCGCCCTTAGTAACAGTACCGCCTTTAGCAAGGAACTCTGCTTTCATGCGTTCTAGTTCTTCGTCTTTGGGTTTCGCATCGTGGTTCATGCTCATAGGCTGTCGTCCTCTTGTTTGCCTTTGTAATCTTGTTCTACCAGTTTATACACTGTTTGAAAGTTTTCATATGCTTTTGCAAGTGCTGGATATTCTTGACACATTTTATTAACAGTTTCAACATCGGGCAAGGTGTCTTGCCACAGTGTTGGCGAAATGTTAATAGTATCCCAATCAAATGTGATGTTATCATCTGAGAGTATACTAGAGATATCTATAGTAGATGTAGTAATATCTCCTACAGATACCCAACTACTGTCCATATCAGTTGTACCTGTGATAGTAATTGTATCTGTAGTTCCGTTCATATTAGACAAATCAATTGTATATTCATTGTCATCCTTTGATTGCGTCATACAATGCTGCTCCGCTAAAAAATTCTTTGTTTAGTTTTGTGCGTTGCTTTTCAAGACTCACAAGATAATCATCATAGTTTTCCATGTAGTCACGAATCTTAGCAACAAGCTC